NGGCTCCTCCGCTATACCCACCGTCAGGGATTGGCCTTGCACTACATTCGATTCAGGCATGGGCGGACGTCCGGCAAGCGCATCGTGCCATGTCGCAAACGGAAAGCACCGCACGGCACTGTCGGGGTTGAGGTTGTAGCACTTGACGCCGTGCGCCTCCAGCAGGGGCGCCACGGCCTCGAACGTCGTCAGCATCGACGAGAACAGTCCCTTGCCTTTGGCCTCGCCGTCGCGCTCCCGGTTCCACGGTATGCTGCCGAAGAAGTGCGTCTTGCCGTCGCGGCTGTGCCGGAGATCGACGCCGGCGAGGTAGAGCCGCGGGCAGCCCATCCAAACGGCGGCCTGCATGGCGAGCAGGACGGTGGTGAAGCCGCGGTGGAAGCCCTTGCGGAGATCGAACGAGAAGCCGACGTGCTCCGGCAGGGGGCGCACGCGGATGAAGGGGCCCTGCGGCCACTGGACGAGGTCTTGGACGAACATGCGGGCCTCCCAGCCCCGAAAGAGGTGCGACCAGCCGCTGTGATCGGCGATGTCCTCCGTGTAGAGGCGGCGATCCATGACGGCGAGGTAGTCGCAGCCCGGAAAGGCGGCCCGGGCGCGGTTGACGCCTATCACGACGGGCACGTCGTGCGCGGTGCGGTGCTCCGTCAGGGCAGTCAGTCCGCCCTGGGCCTCCGGCGCCTCCAGTGAGGGCCCGCCAGCGATGATGACGGCGGCGGCGCCCCGGTGGTGGTCGCGGAGCTGGACGAGCCGGGGGTCGGGAGTGGTCAGGAGTGGCTGCTGCGGCAGCTTCGCCCGCTTGTGCCTCCTCTCCCGGCGCGGCGGCGGCCGATGCGGCGCGGGCTCCGTCCGGGGCTGGGGCGGCTCGGCCTCCTCGACCTTGGCCATGCCCTTCGCCATCATGTCGCGCCACAGCGGCACGTCCTCGGGCACGAGGCCCTTAAGGAGGTCGTCGAAAGTGAAATTAAGCAGCTCCGCCACGCGACCCGTGGCTACGGCGTCTCGAACGTCAGCGATGCTGGCGCTGTGGACGACCTGCCTATGAGCCGCGTGGCGGTAGCTGTAAACGGTCTCGTCGTCTGTGGGCCTACCGGCCATGCCGAGCCCTCACCACTACGACAGGAGCTGTGTTGCGAGGCTGGCGTTCAGCGTCTTCACGCCGTACACCATCTCGAGCGTCCCGCGGTGTCCGCCGCGCTTGCCGTCGTAGGTGATGACGAGCCTGACGGCGAGCCCGTCCTCGGACACCATGTTCGCGGCGAGGGCGCCGAGACGTGGGTCGATGGGCTCGAGCTGGCGCGTCACCAGCGCGAAGGCGTTGCGGTGGAACACGAGGTTGTAGGTGTTGAGTACACTCGACACCGTCGCCGTCTTGACGCCTTGGGCCATGAACCAGTCGATGCCGTAGGCGCGCCCGATGCGGGCCTCTTTGAAGCCCTCCGAGTCTCCGCGTTCGTCGGCCTTGACGAAAATGGAGTTCGTGGACGTGCCTTTGAGCAGATTGGCATGGTCTTTCGACGCGATGACGCCGCGCCTCATCGACCCCGGGGCTCCGGCGTCGTTGAGGTCTTTCATGGCGTCGATCATCGCCGTGTTGGTCAAGTCGGTGCCCGCCGTCCCGGCCGTGGCCGAGATGTCCGAGTAGAGGGCGAGCAGGTCGGAGTCCACGGCCGCGGCCAGCGCCTTGGCGGCGGGCCGGATCGTGTCCTCCAAGATGCCCTGCATCCCTCGGGCGGACTTCGCGCTCTCGATGTCCTCGATCACGAAGTGCACATACTTGTGCTTGTTGATGAGTATCTGAACGTTCGTCGGGCTGAGATCGGTAGCGGTGTAGTCGCTCCCTATAGCCTTGTCGGAAGCGGTGAAGGTCTGCGGCTGGCGGGTATTCACTGTATCGCCCATCTTGGCAATCGCGTCGTCGAAGTCGGTGTGTACCAACCTCGCAATGACGTAACTGTCGTGAAGGGTGATCAGCGACTCGGCGGCCCATATTTCGGGAAAATAGGCTGTCAAGTCCTGTGGCATTGCTCACATACCTCCTATGGGGGTATGGGGCAAGACTCTGCGGGAGCATCGGCACCGCTTCGGGCCTCCGCTTAGGAGGTCTTCTCTGGCGCCGGCACCCCGTGAATCCTGCCCTTGGCGCGCAACTCCCGATACTTCACCGGATCTTTCAAGTCCTCCGGCTTGATTTCCTCGCCTTCGCCTCCGCCGCCCGCACCGCCGCCCGTGCCTGAGCCCGAGCCGGCGCCTCCGCCGTCTGACGCTTTTACGAGAAATGGCCGTGCCTTGACGTACTCGGCGACGAACTCCTCGGTGGTCTGAACCTTCTCCACGTTGCCCTCTTTGTCCTTCGTCTCGACTACGAGGTCGCCGCTATCGTCCCGCACAATGCGGTCTCGCACTGCGGCTACCACGACACCGGGATCGATGACTCGGAGAGCGGTGGCGACGGTTTGCACCTCGGCGTCGCGCTCCTTGCGGAACGCGGTGGCCTCGACGTTCTGGCGCTCCGACCTGTCTTTTTCTAGCTCCGCTTGGAGCTTGGTGTGGCTCTTTTCGAGTGCCCGGTAGGGCTTGCTCTTGAGGATAGCCTCGTCGGTCAGGTCTTTGGCGCCAGCGTCGTCGCCCGTCGGTTCGTCGTCGTCGTCTTTCGGGGGCACGGCCTCCTTGACGGCCTCGGCGATTTTGGAGTCGAACCGATTCTCGAAAGACTTCAGCTTCGACGTGATCGCCTTGTTGACCGTCTCAGAGGTTGCGCTCGTTATTGCTTCTTGAAGCGCGCCCGTGAAGTCGTCAGACTTTACGAACTCGGCTTGGGCTTTTTTCGCCAGCCCAGTAATGGCGTCCATCTGTTCTTGTGTGAATTCCACTTCATCCTCCAGATGTTGAGTGTATCGTTGTCATAGCTCCTCACCATGCCACGCCGAGGCGCGGCTTGTCAAATTATTCCTCACCCTCGCCTTCGCCCTCAAAGCCAAGGGGCGGGGGGCCGGGCTCGAACTGGCCCTCGGCCGTGTGGTTGATGGCTCTGACCTCTTGGTCGATTTTCTTGGCCTGCTTGGTCGGCAAGTCCTGGGTGTAGGCGATGGCGATGGCCGCGCCGAGCTCCTCGAGGAGCGTCTTACTTTTGAGGTGCTTCTTGGCCTGCACGAATTGCTCCATGCGCTCCTTAGGGCTGGTGAGGTCGAACTTCTTGGGATAGCGGATCGAGCCTTTGGACTTCTCCTCGAATGCTTGAGCCGCGAAGGGCTGGGGGCCGCCGTCGAGGAGGCGCGCGGCGTTCTCCCACATGTGCTCCTCGGCGCTTTGCAGGGCCTCGGCGTAGTTTTGTAGGATCTGCTCCTCGGAGGTCTTGAACGACCACGCCGCCTTGATGCCGCTCTCCTGCCGTACGCCCTTCTTGGTGATGACGCCGAGGGGGTCGACGCCTTGGTGGCGGATCACGGTCTCGATGAGGTTTTCGATCTGCCACTCGTTGACCTCGAAGGCGTTGTCTCCCGAGGTGAGATAGCGGGCATCCTCGTCCTCGTCGACGTTGAGCTTGAGCGCGGCGTTGGTGCCGAGCCCGATATCGCCCTTGGGGTCGCGCTTCGTCCAGAAGGCGAGCTGTGGGTGGGCGTGGACGTAGGCGTCCCAGGTGAGATTGCTCTCCGCCCTGATCTTGAGGAGGTCGGCGCGGAAGGCCTCGTCGCTGAGACCTTGGCCGATCATGGGCTCGACGTAGTCGAAGTAGATTTGCGTCAGCGGCACGCGGCCCACGTTGTGGGGCTGGGCCTTGCCGAAGCTGGGATTCTCCTCTCCCCCGACGGCCTGGAGCCGTGCGCCGTACTTGCCGCCGGCGCGAAACGTCCAGCGCGTCCAAGCGTTGTGCCCCCATTTCGTGAACTCCACATACGTCACGGGCTGCATGTTGTCGTCCATGTCGTAGCGGATGATGCGGGTCAGCGCCCACACGAGGTTGTTGTTGCGGTCGGTGCTCCAGTTCACGACCTCGAGCGGCGTATAGGCGACGAAGAACGGCAGACGAAGCCCCATGGAGCGCTCGTCGTCCAGCGTTTTCGGCTGCTTGCCCTTTGGCCACGCCGGCTTGTCGCAGAGCACGTGCATGACGCCCAGCACGGCTACCTTGCGGGCCTGGTTGTGCATGAAGGTCTTGGCCCGGGTATTGCGGCCATCCATGTTCCTCTCGAGGGCGGTGAGGTCGTCGTCGTTCCACTCCCGCACGATCTCCTCGCCGAAAATCTTGTTGGCGATGCGTCTGATGACGGGCGGCATCTCGGGGATGACCTCGCTGAGCTCGATGCGGTCGTCGTAGAGGTCGTCGTCCTCGTTCTCGCCCTGGGGCAGGAAGGCGCGCTTACCGCTGTTGGTCTCGACGTCGCCGAAGATCAGCTTCCAGCGGCGGTTCCAGCGGTCGTAGTTCTTGCTGTAGAGGGTGTGGCGCTGATTGAGGAATTCGTAGGGCTTGGGCGCCATCAGTTCGTCGACGATCCCGGTCGGTGCTCCTTGCGAGGGCTTGAGTGTGTCGCTCTTGGCCATGGCTTAGGGTAACGCCTAATTCGAAATCGGTCAAGCGCGGGCTTAGAACCGCGCCATGCGGGCGCGCTGGCGCTGGCGCTGGAAGTCGGGGATTTTGTTGGGCTGAACCTTGCCGGGCTCCGGCGGCTGGGGCCGCGGCTTGACCCCGCTGGGCCGGGGCTGGCTCACGAACTCCGTGGTGCTGGCCCTGATGTAGACGCCGATGGCGAGCGTGATCACGGAGTCGTCCCAAGCGCCGTCGGCGGCTTCGTCGCCGGGTAAAAAGGTTTCGAGCTCCCCAAGCGCTACGGGGTCGTTGATTCCTATGGAGGCCTCCCTGATATGCCGGGCCAGTTGGGCGATCATAAGCGGCTTGGTGCGTGCCGTCGTCTCCCAGCCCGCCTTGCGGGTGCGGACGCGCGTGCCCGGCTTGGAGCGGCGGCGCGGCTTGGCGAAAGGGTCTTTGTGATAGTACAGGTTGGGATACTCAAGGTCTTTGATGCGGAGCACGGTGGCGTGGCCATGGTTGTTGATCTCGGGGGCCAGCAGGGCGCGGTTGTAGAAGTAGGCGATCTCGACGGCGTAGAGGCCGGTGTCGCCGGGCGGGATCTGCGCGCGCAGGCGCGCCACGCACTCGCAGGTGTCCCAGCGCAGGACGTTGACATAGGCCCAGCAGGTCTCCTCGGACACGATGCCCTCACAGCTATCGACGGTGACGACGTAGCGCGCCGGCTCCTTGCCGTTGTCGTCGCCCTTGTCGGGCACCTCGTAGACCTCGAGGCCGTACTCCTGCCTCTCCTTGCTGTCGTCGTCCACGTTGCCGTGGTGTGCTACGATGGCGTCCTCGATGTGCTCGAGCTCGACTGGTATGGCGACGGGGGGCCGCGCGTGGTCTCGTATGGCATCGATGCCCTTCTGCGAGAAGCGGCACACGCCGGAGAGCCGCCAGGCCTCCTCCGGGGTCTCGGGGAATTCCTGCGTGAAGTCGTCGCCGAGCTGGTCTTTTTTCTGCCGGAGCCACACCTGCCCGCGGTCGCGGTAGTCCCGGTGGGCGCTCCAGCCGAAGAAGTGCGCGCGGTAGGGCCGCAGTGCGCCGGCGACGCAGCGATCCCAGTACTTCCTGGCCTCGGGCCTGTCCTTCCTGGCCGTGCTCTCCAGCGTGCACTCGGCGTCGTCGATGCCGTCCATGGCCTGCACGATGCCCGAGAAGATGGCCTTGAGGTTGGGGTAGAGCGCCCACTCGGCGAGGTGGACGTCGCGGAGGTCTTGGCCGCGCCCGATGTCGCGGTTGCCGGCCGTGAGGGGCCGGATGCGGCCGCCGCCCCGGAAGGCGAGCTCCATCTTGCTACTGTAGATCGTGGGGGGGCGCAGCCATTCCGGCAGGCCGTTATGGAGGTACATCAGCTTATCCTGGAAGAGGTCGCGCGTCGTGTCGGCGTCGTGGGTGACGAGATTGCCGACCCCCTTGTGGCCGCTCTGGCCGCGGGGCTTCTCCTGGAACTGATTACGCCAGTAGATTCGGGCCGTTTTGATCGTCGTGAAGCCCATCTTGCGGGCCTTGAGCACCATGTCCATGCCGGTGTACTTGGCCATGAAGGCCTCCTGCACGTCGTTCCACTTGAGGAGGACGCGGCGGCCATATTTGTCGACGATCCACACGAAGTTCTCGCAGAAGTAGCGGAAGCTCCGCCGCACCGCAAGGAATTGGCGGTGCTGGGCCTCCTCGCGCTCACGCTTGGAGAGCTGGTGGCGGAAGTACTCCTGCGCGCGGATGCTCATCTCGGGCGGTCTTTCCTCCGGGCCGGCACGACGTTGGCCTTCTGGAGCTCGGTGCGGATGATGCGCGCGAGGGTCTCGGGGAGCGCATCTCTGTCCTCTATGGGCTCGACTTTCAGCGTGGTCTCCTCTGGCGTTAGACGCCGCACGACCTCCTGGACGATCCGCTCGGGGCAGGGGCTGTGATCGCTCGCCAATTCGATTTTTCTCGTGAGATCTACCTTCATGCCACAAATCTCCGTCTCCACAGCCGATTCCACGCCACAGAGCCTGCAAGTGGCGTACCGCGTCCCATCTCTCCATATCCCCTCGTCCCATTCGTGGCTATAGTTCGTCATGGCCTACTCCACCACGTTATGAAGCAGGTCGGCCTGTCGTAGACCCAGCCCTGCTCCTCGAGGCCGAGGCTTAGTCGTATCGCCGCCTCCGCCCTTCGGCGCGACCAGCCCTCCTGCGCTACCATGCGCTCAAGCCTCTTGGCCATGCCGGGCACCCACATGTTGCCGACCGGCAGGCCGATTTCTTCCGCCAGTTGTTGGGCCAGCACAGCAGCCCAGAGGTCGTCGTGTTTCTTCAACAGCCCTTTTTTCAGCATCGCTTCCTCCATACGTCCGTATGCTCCGAGTATATACGTCCCATAACTGCCCGTCAAATAAAAGGATTTCGGCCCGATTTGCTCATGTCTTAATTAAGAGAATTAATTAACATGTGACATGTGAATCGTATAACGTCCGCATATACGCCCGTATAATCCCACAAAGCCCCGAAAAATAAAGAGATTTTCCCCGAAAACGGGCCTCAAAGCGTCGGGCGATGATTCCGCTTTGCGCCCCGGATGTGCTTTCGTAGATAGGGCGTATATACTCGGGCGATACGTCCGTATGGTTCATTCTTCCTTTTCTGGTTCTAGCACTTTGCCTGTACCGTCGCAGTGGGGGCAGCATCCGCGTTCGCTTATTACCAAACATTCTTCTGGTAAATACGCCCTACAGCGGGTTCCGTTACAATTAGGACAAATCATCTTTTTTTCCTTCTTTCCCTTTGAGCACCTTCTCGGCCCCCCGGGCGCGCTGCTCCTCAAGGCCGGGCGAGTCCACCACCTCGGCATCGATCACGGGCCCCGCAGGGAGCGCGGCGGCCGGCGCCTCCCCGCCGCCGGAGGGCGGCATCTGCACCACGATTGGCGCGCTCGCTATGGCATCCCGCGGGCTCGTAGGCTCTGGCACATCCTCGAAGGGCAGCTCGATGTGCTCGAAGACGTAGGCCACCAGCTCGTCGTCCGTCATGCCAGGGCGGGCCTCGCGGACGAGCCGTATGGTGTCGACCACGGCGCGCAGCACGGCCTCTATGATGGCCCGCTTGTTCTCGCGGTCGTCCGTTGGCCGGCGCCACCGCTGGGGCCAGCGGCGCTCCATGATGGCGAGGGCCGCCACCCAGTACTTTTCGGCCGCTTTGGAGGCGAAAAGGGCGAGGCGCTCCTCGGCGTAGGCGTCGGCTTCTTTGACGGCCTCGGCAAATCGTGCGTAGATGCTGTCCGTCACGCCTGCCCGGAGCTCGCGCGCGCCGCGACGTAGCCAGTCCCGCACGGTGCTGGCGTGGACGCCCTGCCGGGCGGCTGCGGTTTCGAGATAGGCGCCTCCCTCGATGCTCTTGCAGATGGCGCGGATCATCTCCTCGTCGAGGAGCGTGGGGCGGCCCACTCCGATGTTGGGGCGCTGGGAGGGCGGTAGGGGGGTTTGGGGCGGCTTGGCGATTTGCTCCGTCATGCCCTTAGTCTACCGTTGTTCCACGTGGAACACAAAAGCCCCGAGCATCGGCGGCTGCTGGCTGGCTTGTCCGGCGGCCCATCCGATGCCTGGGGAGTAGGTGTACATTCGCTTTGGGTTCAGTTTTGTCCTCTCAGCTGTCCACATCACCCCCTTTCGTTTATCAAGGGAGAGTGCGTAGTTATCATTGCGCATCCTGAGAACCTGCTTCAAGTGCGGTGTCCCGTTGCGGTGTTCCTTATGCCCACCACCCACAGGAGGTCTTTGGGGCGTAGGTGGGGCAGGCACTTCGCCTCGTAGATGGGGTCGAGCTCGAGGTCGCCCAGGCGGGTCTCGGCGGCGGGGCGCTGGTAGGCGTCGCGGCCTCCCGAGGCGTCTTTGAGCGTGACGGCTTGGCGCCAGCCCTTGGGGGCCCACTGGTCGAGGCGGCGGCGC